TTAACTGATGCTCCACTGAGACCATAAAGTATTCCAGTTCCAACTTCTGCAGCAGATATTTTCTCAGATTGTCTTGTTCCACCAACAAGAATATCAGCATCTCTTGAAGGTGGAATCTTCCAAGTAGTGGATTCTCCAATGAATCCACCAGAGAATATAACACCAGATCCAATATAAGATGTGGGTGTAAAGGACTCATCAACAACACCACCAATTCTACAAAGCGATCCTGCTGGCGTAATTGATGTGAGACTGGATTCTGCAGCACCACCAATTGCATAAAGATCTCCAGAACCATGGTAATGAGAGGTGGTGAGAACAGGTGCTGCAGCACCATCAATTCCTATTAAACAATAACTATAATATGTTGGTGGTGTGAATACAACTACTAATCCAGAAATATTAATATCTGCTGGTTTGTTATATTCAAATACAGTTGGCATCTTAAACGCAAATGGCGCATAAGCATCACCAGTAATATGCAATCCACCAAATGGATATACAGTACCATCTTGATCAGGTGCAATGATCCACTGATAATCTTCAATACCATCTGCCTCATGGAGGTTTCCAGGTATACCACTAACTGTTTGTGGAAGTTCAATGTGTCCACAATCAAAGTATTGATTTATTGGTGGTGCTGCAGAACCATAATCTCTATACTCAAACCAATCAATTGAACTGCCATTATAATCAAATACTCTACTATCCTTAACCTCACTGAAGTCATACAGAACTCCAGAACCATGATAATGTGGTCCATACTTCTCAACAGCAGTACCAGTAAATGGTATTGTTCCTTGAGAATTCCAATTAGGTGTGAATGCTGTAGGAGAAATACCAGTAATATTGAAGAGAGTTGTAATATCTGGTGGATTAACACCAACTACTTCTGCAGCACCAGACCAAGACCATATACTTCCAGTTGTCTGCCACCCATAAGTTCTGCTTTCTTCTCCAGAAGAGAAATTCCAAAGTACACCAGATCCATTGTGTAATAGACTAAAGTTGGTCTTGGCAGCACCTTGAATCTTCGTTCTAACATAAGCAACCCATCTGGGTTTAATTCTAGCTCTACCTGTACCACCAACTCTAACAGTACCACTACCATTCCAAGAAGGAGTAAATGTTACATGAGTATCACCACCAATGGTGATATCACCCATTGCATAATTAGAGAAATTCCTCCAGATATATTCATAATCAATAAATTCAATTATAGTAGAAGGAACACCTCCTTCAATTATTCCTCCATAATCGAAATAATCATTTCCTGTGGTAATACTACCATAATCACCATATTCAAATATATCATCAGATGTAGAACTGTAATGATATGTTCTCCGTTCAACAAGAGATCCTATATTAGGTAGATCACCAGAACCATGATAATGTGGTCCATACTTCTCAACAGCAGTACCAGACAGAACAATTTCTGTTCCTTCCTCTGGTGGATTGACTGTAAGACTATCTCTTCCGAGACCAGTAATATCGAAGAGAGTTGTGATAACTGTTGGAATATCACCAACAACATCCTGTAGTTCAATAGACCTTATACCAAAGTTATCCCATGCATAAATTTGACTTTGTGATCCTGTAGGCTGATAAATTCTAACAGGGAAGTTTGATGTTCTTGCAAATGCAGGAATATTAATATCAACAGTATTCAGACTGTCGTATGATGTATCGTTTTGAGCAACAAGAATTGAAGGGAGATAAGTACCAAATTGAATGTATAAATGTTCGCCAGAATCAGGTGAATCACCACCATTACTACCATTACCTCTAATAGCATAAATCCTAATTCTTTCTACACCTTCAAGATTGAGGGAGAAAGATACTTCTCTTAAAGATAAACTATTGTAATTTTCTGCATTTACATCACCAATACGAATATGAGACCCGATATCAAATCCACCACCAGAACCAGTACCAGTTCCACTATCTGCCCAATAAGCACAATTTGTTAATGTAGCCTTGCTAGGATCATTTAAATCTTCAGCAGTAACATTGGCAACACCAGGAATAAGATTTGGTGCAACATTTGTTACTGCTTCTGCAGCACCAGACCAAGACCATATACTTCCAGTTGTAATCCAACCAAATGTTCTATTTTCGTCAGCAGAAGCGAAGTTAAATAATGTACCAGATCCAATGGAAAGTAGACTGAAGTTCGTCTTAGCAGCACCTTGAATCTTCGTTCTAACGTAAGCGTTCCACTTAGGTTTGGCCTTACCTATACCATGTCCATAAACCTTAATAGTACCACTACCAATCCAAGATGGTGTGAATACTATATCAGCAACACCACCAACAACGATATCACCCATAGGATATCTGGAGAATGTCTGCCAGATATATTCGTAATCACTAAATCCAGTTAGAGTAGAAGGAACACCTTCTTCAATTATTTCTCCATAATCAAAGTAATTATTTGTTGTAGTAGTAATACTACCATAATCATTATATTCAAATATTTCTTCGGAATCTAAACTATAATGTTTAGTAAGTGTATCTGCACCACCAGAGAATGTAGGTAGTGAACCATAACCAACATAATGATCTGTATGCTTCTCAACCAGTTGACCACTAAAACCTACCGTTCCATAAGAATTCCAATTTACATGGAAGCTATCAGCAGCACTTCCGTTAACATAGAAGAGAGTTGTGATAACTGTTGGATCACCAGTACCCTGAAGAGCATATAGTTCAATAGACTTTACGCCATAATGATCCCAGACTGATCCAGTCACATTGTGACTGGGTGGTGACATATAGCTAAATGATTTTTGATAAATTCTGACAGGAGAATTTGTTATTCTTGCCGATACAGGAACATCAATATCAGCAGTAGTATTCAAACTATTAAATGATGCATCAGTAGCACCAACAATAATTATTTCAGAACCAGAACCAAATTGAATGTATAAATCTTCCCCGGCTTCGGGTACTTCACCACCATTATAATTATTACCCCTAATAGCAGAAAGAGTAATTTTTTCTATACCTATTAAATCAAGATTAAAAGATACTTCTCTTACTGTAATATCAGTTAATCCACTTGTTGCATCAGTACCAATACGAATATGAGACCCGATATCAAATCCATCATTGAAGGTATTACCAGTTCCTCCATTTGGCGAATAACTACAATTTGTGAATGTAGTATTGGAATCATTGTTAATATCTGCAGCACTAACAGTGGATATTTGTACCAGACTCTCCTCATATGAGGATGGTTGTGCAACATTTGTTGTTGCTTCTGCAGCACCAGAGAATGCAGATAATGTACCAGATCCTTGCTCGTGTTTAGTTGTTAATACTGTAGTGTTACTACGTAGGGGAAGGATCCCCTGCGTAGCAACTGAAGGCACGTAGAAGGTGCTTGCAGCACCATCAAGTCGTACTGTACCTGTAACTATGTAAGGAGCAACCAGACGGGTTATACCACGCCCACGCTCGAATATCTGTCCAGTACCAACCCACGCCTTATGAACAGTCCATTGAGTAATACTTGATAATTTAAAATCACCGTATGGAGATATCCGAGAAGTGATTGTAATATAACCCCAATCATAATTGGAGTCATTATATGCTAGTACTGATATTGCGCCATGATCTATTGGATTTATTGGTGACTCTCCTATTGATCCAAAATCTAAATAATAAAATTGTAAAGTAGTTCCAGGAACGAATTTATAGCTGCGTGAAATGTTTCCGAGAATACTTCCCCGAAACTTTATAGAACCTACACCAGCATACGTTACTATCATTTACAACAACATACAGCAATAAAAAAGGGGATCGCAAGCAATCCCCAATAACATAATGTAGATATCAATTTGAACAGATCAGTCGAGGCTGACGTTCAGTGTTACCTTAATTTGGTCACCCTGGTTTTGAATTTCGTAGGGACCATTCGTAAATCTTTCAGCGAAGAATATAGCACTATAAAGTGTTAACTTACCTGTTCCATCAAGAGCAGGTGTTGTCGTGAAATTGTCTGCATCAATAACAGTATCCACTGTATATGTCTTAGAAGTAGTAGTTGTATTACTAGTACCCTGATCGATATAAATTGTATCGCCAACAACTAAACTATGAGCAGTTGCTTCGCACTTACTAAAATCAAAATCAACTGTATCATTACTGTTTGATGGCTGAATATTATCAATCAAAGACTCACTGAGATATACTATTACTGTACCATCAGTATCTTCTGTTTCGCGATCAATACCAATAATTGTTGTACTTGCAGCAAAACCATTAGGTGCACCACCACCAGGTGAATGAGAAACTGTCATACCAGTAGTAAGATCTTCAGCAACGTTATGCTGTGCAGTACATGCTTTAGCAGTTAATGCAGCAGTAAGTGGTTTTGTTAAAGTAACATTTGTTCCATTAATTCCAACAATACGTGTGCCAGCAGTAATTCCAGCAGTACCATCAGTTATAGTGAGGCGTTGGTTTGCAGCAAGACCAGTAGTATCATCAACTGTAACTTGGAATGCACCATTAGCACCAGTTACATCTGGAGTTGAGGAACTAGCCGCTAGTGTGATGTAATCTTTAGTAATGTTACCACGTACACCTGACTTAGAAATTTGAGTACCTGCAGCTGCTTCGCCAGCATCAAGTACACCCTGCACGGCCACAGGTAAGTTGTTAGCACGAACCAGCATGTAACCGTATACGTTACCAGCAGGGCCCTGGAATGTAAATGTTTGCTCTGGATAAGAAGCAGTTGTTCTACCCTTACCGAAGTCACATGATTGAGTTGTGAAAGCACCTGTATTCTTAACACTCAACAACAGTACTGTGCCTGCAGCATCAATATCAACAACATATGCACCAGTACCAATAGCAGCAGCACTAGCAGGTGATGTGGATTGTGTTACATAGTCACCTTTCTTAATAGCATTATTAGCAGCAGAAAGAGTAATTGTATACTCACCAGAAGCACCAGTAGCAGTCTGTTGTGTTACATATGTCGCTTTGGTGTCGATATCCCAACGACTACCATTTAAAAGAATACCAAATTGCTGAGAATAATCTTGATCTGTGCGATTATTAATTACAGGATGGTAACCAGTTATAGGACCAGTGCCATCATAACTCAATACATTAGTAGCTTTGTATGGTTCCCAATACGCTGTCTGCGAAGGAGTATCACTCTCGCCAGGTGTCGTATTTGTAGTGAACAATTTCAAAATTAGATTCCTGGGAATTTGCTGATTATAATTCAGTAGATTACGCAGTGAATCAATTTCACCATTATCGGTTACTAGCAGTGCCATTTAAAACTCTCCGTAATTATCTTCGTGGTGTTAGTTATTTTTATTTATATCCAATAGTATTTATAGTTTCAGTTTTAACGAGATAAGAAATCTTGTTACGTCAAGTGAATAAAGTACTTCAAATTGAAATATGTCCCCTGCTGTTACTTCTTTTGTCCAACCAGTAAGAGTGTGACCTTTGTTTTTTCTGTCTTTACTGACATTCAATTCACCCAAGTATGGAAATTCTGTACCACATATAGATACAAAATTTGGGAATGATTGATAATCACATTTATGTATATCTAATTTTAAATTTCCCTCTACTTCACTAATAATAGTCCAAGATTCAATAACACCTGTAACATCTATAGTCATGTTCCCTTTAGTTCCAGGTTCCAGTGGAACATTCCCACTATCAATAACATAATTAAGAGTCCTTGTTAAATCAGCAGTAGTAGCGTATGCAACACCAAAGAATACTACTGCTGATGTTGGTGCAGTAGTAAATATTATCTTATCATCTGAAGTAGCATAATCCACACCAGGTTCAAGAATATCTCCATTAATAGAAATCATTAACTGTGCTGCATCTAAAGCATAATATGCTTCTCCATTAACAGTTAAAGGAAATTCTGTTGTGGTTCCATTGAATTGACTGGTAATATCATCTAATTTTAAATTAGTATATTGAGTAGACTTAGATGGAATCTCGTAATTAACATCTAACGTGTATTGTGGCGTTGGACGCTGTGCTACACGTCGAGTACTATTCCCTAGTCTGACATTATATGCCATCAGGATACACCAGGATTCACTTCAGCAAGACCTTCTATAACTCTAGTTTTATATCCATTCGGAGAAGTTAATAAGATATCATATACATATCTCCTTCTATTTAAAGCATCAGATTCAGAAGAAGTCAATGCAATCTGAACATGACCTAATGTTCTATCAACAAATGATAAGGTAAATGGAACTTTAGTAGTAGCAGAATAACTTTTTTTCATTGTAGCTTCACCAGTATACCCCGACATATCTAGTGGAGTACCATCTTGATTTGTGATATAAAAAGAAGTGTCGAAATGTGCTCCTTTATCAATCACTAAGTTGACTGGAATCGCTGCCATCGTTTACATCTGGATTAGGTTTATCGAGTAAATCTAGAGTTTCTATACCACCCTCAAGTTTTAATTTATATTCCTTGAGTTTAGCAATCTCCTCTTCACCTTTCTTTATTTTGTAAGCATAATCTTTTAATTGGGTTTCAAATTCCAATCGCATTTTTGATGTATCCATAGTAAGAATAATATACTACTCTATTTATTGGTTCACAAAGATCTGTCCTGTCATACCTCCATGATGTTCGCAATTATAATAATATGTTCCTGTTAAATTACCAGTTGTATTCCAAGTAATAGTTCCAACATCATCTCCATTATTTGTTATACCACCAGGTTGCAATCCTGAAGATGGTTGTCCTGTGGATTGTGTAATACTAATCCAGAAAGGATGTGCAGAAGCATTTAAAGTAAAGGTAATAGTATCACCTTTCTTCACATTAATAGTTGCATTAGCAGAATCAACATGTGTTGTAGATCTATCATCTCCATTTATAATATATTCAGTGCTACCATTGTTAGTAACAGCTATTGGAAAATTCTTATTAAGTTCTTGTGCTATTGGTCTATTGTATGTATTAGTTCTAGGATATAACTGCACATTGCCATAAGTAGCAACTTCTTCGTGTCTCCTATGTCCCTTTAATGTGTCT